GGACTCACGTGAGTGGCTTGTTGATGGCGTTGACGTTGATGACGCACCAGTTTTGGTGCGGGACATCGTCCAGGCTATCAACAACGGTGCGCCAGATTCAACACCTGGTGTGCCGCTGAACTATTATGCCGGTAAGAAGTTATTTTGGATGCAACAGCAACGCAGATTGACTCTTTTGGTGATCGCTCGTTTGGAAATTATGTTGCTGCACGATTTCCAAGGTAAGGATGCGCGTGAACTCATGCAGAGTGGGTTCCGCGACGCGGTTTATACCTTTATTAAGGATGAGCCGCATAAGCGCGAGAAGTTGGACACAAACCGCTTGAGGATTATCGCGGGAGTGTCGCTGGTCGACAACTTGGTTGAGAGGGTTTTGTTTACGCGACAGAACAAGCTCGAGATTAAGTTGAATGCACACCTAACCTTTAAACCGGGTATGGGTTTGCATGATGAGGGTCTGAAGAAGCTGTATGCCTGGTTCATCAAGTGTGAAAACTTGTTTGAACTGTGTTCTACAGACGTCTCAGCGTGGGATTGGTCATTACCTGAGTGGCTGATCAATTGCGAGCGTGACTACCGCAAGGCGGTCAGCTCCAAGCATGGAGCCTACGCGCGTCTTGTTGACGCGTATTATTACGGCATTTGCCGTAAGGTGTTCCAGCTACCATCCGGTGAACTGTTTCAACAAACGGTTCCCGGATTGCAGGCATCTGGTTGTTTTAACACTTCGTCCGGGAACTCGCATATGCGCCACATGTTGGCGACGTGCGTCCAGTTAGCGCTGGGCGTGGATGCGGATATGACGGGTGAGGGTTGCCAGATGGGAGACGATGCTCTTGAAAGATACGTACCAGGGATGGACGTTGTCTATCGAGACTTCGGCTTCACGGTGAAGGGGGTCACTGTCATGCCGAGCAAGCAATTCTCGTTCTGTTCTACTTTCTGGAACGGAAACTGGAGAGGCTCGCCGGAAAGTTGGCAGAAGACGTTGTTCCGGTTTCTTTTTAAGAACCCGGTCGATCCGCTTTACCCACAATACTGCGAGCAGCTGAGGAAGGATCTG